GTAGGTCGTAAGGTTGGCGTTGATGCCGCCGTCGTTGGCGTTGGCGCCGCCGCCGCCCAGCAGCCCCGTCGCCACGTTGCCGACCGCGGGCGCATACGGGTTGCCGGCGGAATAGTTCGACAGCAGCGTGTTCTGGGCGCCCTTCGCGGCCGCGCTGGCGCCGGCCTGGGGAATGAGGGAGTTGATGCCCGACAGGATGCCGTTGAGCGCCGGGGTTGCGGCGCTCCATGGCGAGGACTGCGAGGTCTGGGTTTGCGATGACGTCGATGTGCCGCCCATTACAGTGGCCTCTCGAGAACGATGTGTGCGATGTGGTAGCCTTGGAGCATGCGGGCCCAGCCCTTGCGCCCAAAGATGCGAACGCAGCGGCAGCCTTCGGTTTTGGCGTAGGCTTCGATTTTGGTGAGCAGCGGCAACCACTGCCGCATGTCCTCGCCGCCGCAGGCGGTGAGGACGCAGACCGGGCCATCGTCAGTGTCGGTCAGGACCGTGGTCGCCGCCGCCTTGATCGTGCGGCCGTCCCAGGCGAGCCACAACAGCCCGTCGCCATAGAGCGTGTCGTACTCGACTTCGGCGGTGTGGCTGAGCCCCGTGCGCGTAATCGCACGCAGGATCAGATGCTTCACCGCCGGCCACACCTCCTGCACCCGCTTGGGATCGATGCAGACGAGATCAGTGGGATTAGTCACTGGTGATGGCCTTCATTGTCTGGTAAAGATTCAACCTCAGGAAGAGGAGATAGGCATGGTCAAGCGCGTTGCCGAAAACGGCTCGATCTACCACGAGCCGCCCTATACCGCCGAGGAAGAGGCGGATTTCTATCGGCGGATCAACAACGGCGGCCCCATTACAATGGTCCCCTCCCATCGGTGGACGTTTGCTGTACCGTCCCCTGCTGTGGGGTCCCTGCTGCAAAGTCCCAAGAACCGCCGCTCCGACGGCCGGCAAAATAGCACCGGACTTCAGCGCCGCCTCGCAACACTCACACTCTCGCGGCGGTGGGATTAGTCGGTTGCTGCAACCTGTATCTTTGCGTGCTTTACTTGCCTTCTGGGCGTCGCGGCTAACCGAGTGCCAGTGGCGATATGCTGCGGTGGGAAGGATCTAGTCTGCGGCGCCCTCTTCCTCGTCCTTCCGCGTGAGTGCCGGAGCGGCCAGACTGGCAGCCAGCCCCAAATATCCCATCTGAGAAATCGGTCCCTTGTAAGGGCGCGTCGGCCGCAGCATTGAATCCGCGCCCTTCGTGTAGGTCTTGTGCCCGGTTAGCTTGTGCGCCAGATCGACGGCGCGCAACTGGTCAAGCGACGGCGCCGGCAGGTTCGACAGGCCCGGGAACATGTTCTCGTGCAGCTCAAAGCGGTGCCTGATGCGGTCCCACTCCATCCACTGCGACATGAACAGGTTCAGCCCGCTCTCGTCAGCGAGCTTCTGGTTGACGGCCAGCGCCCGCTTATAGGCCTCACCCATCTTGACGACCGATTCTGGCTCACGCACCCAGTTCGCGCTGGCGAGATGCTCGGGAATGTTCGGGTTGACCTCTCCTCCCTTCATCCTGAATTTGTTGGTCGCCGCGTTGCTGACGTGGTCAAGCAGCATCTCGCCGACAAACCCGTCGGACCCGCGCTTGCTCATCAGGTCGGTCCAGCTTTTGGCTGGATCGTCTGGATGACACTTGTTCCAGCGCGCAATGCCGCGGTTCTGCCACGCCGTGCGCTGCGCTGGCCCCTCGAAGATCCCACCGACACGATCCAATTCGCGGGCCATGTGGCGGTCGACAGCGGCGATCGCTGCATTCGCAGGATCCTGCCAGACCATGCCGAGCGCGCCGGTCTTCATGGACAAGCCGGAAATCTGCGATGAGATGCGCTCAACCGCTTGGCTCCAGTCCTCATCAGGCCTCTTGCGGAAGAAGTTAGGATTCAACTTGAACATCTGCGCCATTTCGCCGACGCGCGAGTAGTCGGCCGAGCCCCTGATGCCGAGGCCGCCCTTGTCGGCCGCGGCAAGGCCGAACCTCTGGGCAATGTTGTCGCTCACGACCTTGCGCTGCTGCGGCGTTACCTTGTCTCCCGGCTTCCAAGGGACCATGGACGCGAGGTCATCGATCATCTCTGGAGAGCGGAGCCTCAGGCGGCTCGCCGTCATCTGGTTCGGGAACAGCGGATTGTTGGGCGATGTGATGCCGAAGACGAGGCCATTCCAGACATCGGCGTCGCTCAGATTCTCCGGCGTCATCGTTCGCCCGAGCTTGCGCTGCATGTCGGCGTGAAGCTCTCGATCGATGTTCGCAGGATTGATCGGGTTCGCCTTCATATGGAGAAGGTCGAGATAGGTCCACTTGCCTTCTGTGCCGCCGGGCACGATGAAATCGTTGCCGTTCACGTCCTTATAGGTGACCGGAGGCGACAGAGGCCCGAGGTTCGGCGTGCCGTAGTGGTCACCAAAATCCTTCCAGTCCTCTGGTGTAAACTGGGCGGGCTCCTTGCCACGGAACCTAACCGGCACGTTGTCGAGCGGGTTCAGGCTTCCCGTAGGCGCCGGCTCACCCCGCAAGCTGGGCAGGCCGGCCGATCGCATGCGCGATAGAGTGGCGTCAGCTTCCTCCACGGCACTCCGCAGTGCCGGACCGGCTTCCCGAGCCGCAGCCCGCACCCCCTGCGCAACGCCCGGGATCATGCCGGCCATGCCGGTGATGACGCCAAGATCGTCACCGCGGCGCTTAGCCTCGATCGTGTCTGCCGCAATCACGGGGAATGCCAGCGGGGTCATACTGATCACGTTGCCAATACCGGTGGTGAAGTGATTCGCATTGTAGGGGCTCATGCCGATGCCCATCAGGCCATCGCGCGCGAGATCGCCGATCCACCGGGACGGCATGCGCGGAGGTGCCGCCGACAGCCAGCTAAATGGGTGACCGTTGAAGCACTGCCCATCGACATCCCATTGAGTCCACGGCTCCTTCGGCAGCAGGACAGATCGCTGGTTGAGGCGCGACCAATCGACATCATCCGGTACTTGGGGTGCCGTCGCAGGAGATGTCCGCGGCGCAACGGGCGACGGTTCGGAATTGTTGAGAAGTCCCAACCCGCGCGGGCGTGCGCTCAGCAATCCGGGGAAATTATCCAGAGCGCCCATTTCTCATCCTATGCACAGATAAAAGAAGGTTCGGTCAGTGAGCGCGCTGCTGGCGTGGCTGATGACGAACTGCTGCTTGGTCACGGTCGCGATCGGCACGTAAGTGCTCGCCAGTGCCGCGGCGGCATCGGCGGTGACCGGAAACAGGAAGACGCAGCTTCCGGCGGCGCAGTTGATGGCGCTCACCGTGGTGATGGTGGCGCTCACCGCCAGCGTCACGACGCCGACCGCATTGGAGCGGCCGTTGGCGAGCTGCTGGATCGCCAGCGCGAATTTGGAAAGGTCCTTGTCCTGCGTCGAGACGCTGATGACCCTCGCTGTCGTCATCGCGTCCCCGTCGCCATCATGTCGGGCTCGACACCGGAGATGAAGGTCCAGGCGGTGCCGGCGGGGATGCGGATCTTGAAGCGCGAGTAGCGGGTGTTCACGAGCACATCGCAGCGGCCGGTGGTGGCATTGATCAGGCTCTCGCCGCCCGCGCTCACGCTCGTTTGCTGGGTCTCGCGCGACGAAGCCGAGCCATAGAGCGTGGGCGCATCGGTGATCGGGCGAAAGCCGCGGATGCGCAGCCGTCGGCCGTCGGTGCCCTGCTCGCTGGTCTCGAGCGTTGCCTGCAGCGCCGTGCCACGGAAGAAGTTGAGGTTGTGCGCGGGGTCGAAGGCGCCGAGCTCCGGCGTCACCGAGGTCGAGAAATTATCCAGCGATTGGGTCATGGCGTCGATCGAGCCGCCGACCAGGCCGCCTGAGACATAGGCGTGGCTGAAGGTCGAGCCGCTCAGGTCGAAGTGGGTGCCATCGATCACCGTGAAGAACCAGTTGCCGTTGGCTTCCGTGGTCCCGGTCACACCGGAGATCGAGAGAAAGCTGCGCCCGGCGAGCGCGGCGGTGGAAGCGACCTGCACGCGGATCGCGCCCGCGCCGTTGTTGGCGCAGCCGGTGACGGCCATGTTGCCGGGCGCCTGGGCGTCCAGCCCTTCGAGCGTCACGCCGGGCTGCGACACCTGGAACAGGTACTCGCCGGCAACTTGCAGCAAGGTGAACTTGTCGAGCACCCAGTCGTAGCAGACGAGCTTGTCGAACTGGTTGCTGGTGCCGTTGGCGCTCTTGTAGGCCCAGAACACCCGCGAGCTGCGCGGGTCGGCGGTGCCGATGAAGAGCTGGGGGCTTGCGATGTCGAGGTCGGCGAAGAAGGTTCGGTCGATGCGCTCGCGCCCGATCGGCGCGGGCAAGTTGCCGGGATCGATGCGGTAGAAGCCCTGCGGCGAGAAGAAGAAAATGGTCGGGCCGGCTTTGACCAGGCTGTAGGGCCCGTAGAGCCCCATGTTCTGCACGATGCGCTCGATCTGAAACACGATCGGCGATCCGGGGATATACGACATCTGCCGGATCGCGGTATCCTGCAGGATCACCCCGCTCTCGCCGCCGGCAATGCCGCGGATGAAGCCGCCGTCGGGCAGGTCCTGGTAGTCCGCTGAATTGATACCGGGCGTCCAGGCTTGCGCGCTGTTGGCGTCATTGAGGCCGGACCATTGCAGCCGCTGCGGCGATGACAAGAGGCCGCCGAGCACGACGAAGCGGCCGACCACGGCGACATAGCGCGCCTGCGGCGGCGCGCCGCCGAGCGCAGCGAAGGCCGTGGAGGTGGCGAGATCGTACATCTGCGGCACGGCATTGGCCTGCACCGCAATGATCTCGCTGCCGAACTGGGCGAACTGCCACTGCTCGCCGGCCGACAGCGCCGAATAGCCGCCCGCGGCTGAGACCTTCGTCCAGCCGAACGTCGTGTTGTTCATCACATAGAGGTCGGTCGCGGTGCCGGCGAAGATCAGGACCGAGCCGTCCGACTTGTAGCCGACGAACGCGCCGCGGCACTGGCTGCCGAGCGATTGCGACAGCGCGGTGAGACTCGGAAACGGCCCATAGCCGTCGCCGCGCGGCACCACGTTCAGCGCATCGCGCTCGCTCGAGGCCTCGTAGTCGGAGAGGTCCGGCGCGTAGGGGCCGAAAGGGATCAGGGGCATGAGAGTTCCAGGCGCAAGACAGTTTGTTTCTCGTCATGGCCGGGCTTGACCCGGCCATCCACGCTTTCCCGCGGGTGATGCATTGAAGTGTGGACCCGCGGGTCAAGCCCGCGGGTGACGAGCGTGCTACCACTCCGTCCCTTCGATCTGGCCATTCGATCGCCGCGCCGAGGTCTCGTATTTGAGCGCGTCGACCAGCGCCGGGATCTTGGCCTGCATCCGCTGCATGCCCTCTTCATCATCGAGCACGTCGGTGTAGAGCAGGAGCTTGGCGTGGCTTCGGATCAGCTCCTCGGCGTCGGTCACCCAGGAATTGGTGTCGGTCGGGTTCACCAGCGGCGCGAGCTTGTAGTGGGCGTGCAGCCGCAGGGTGTAAGCGGCGCCTGGCGTTGGCCACAGCAGAATCTGCTGATCGACGTAGGTGAACGCGGTCGGCTTGCCGCCGCCGAGCGTCGCCGCGATCACCTCGAAGTCCGCGGGCTCATAGCGATCGAGCGGATAGGTGGTGGTCGAGCCGCCCTGGAAGATGAACAGCGCGTCGACGCGGATGATGTTGGGAATGACGGAGAGATCCGCCGCCGTATAGGTCTGCTGGCCGGGATTGGTGGTGAAGGTTTGCAGCCGCGTGACGTTGAACCAGAACCTATAACGCTGGTAGTGGTTGATGGCGTCGGAGACGGCGTTTGCGATCTGGCTTGTCAGGTCGCTTCGCGTCAGGTCGCTTGCGACCCTTGCCTGGATGTCCGCCAGCGTCGTCATGCTCAGCCACCTTCACAACGGGAGCGGCCGGCGGCTGCTCACAGGCAACCGCCGCGCCGAAGTGCATCAAAAACAGCGCCGGATCCATCAGGAATAGATGGTGTAGGCCTGCGCGCCCGGCGCGGTCGAGGAGAACCGGATGGTGACGTACTTCGACGAGCCGAAGGCGACGATGCGCGAGCCGCCGCCCTGGTTGGCGTCGAAGGTGCCGCCGGTGCCGGCCGCGAGCGTGATGGTGCCCGAGGTGTTGGCGCCGTTGATGATCAGGCAGCCGATCGAATCGCCGTTGCGGGCCGGCTGCGGTAGCGCCGCCGCCAGCGCCGCGGCCGACGGCAGCGTCGCGGTCGAGCCTCCGGTGCCGTCGTGCACGATGATGCCGCCGATGATGTCGGCGATCTGGTAGCTCTGGTTGCCGGAGGCATAGCTCGCCGGCTGCGGGATGTTGTAGACCATCGGGTTGCCGACCACGACGGCCTGGTCCCGTGAATCCGAATTGACGCCATTGATCATGGGGGGCTGTCCTTTGAGAAGGCTGCGATCTTGCTCACTCGTCACCCGCGGGCTCACGCTTTGCGGCAAAGCGTGGATGGCCGGGTCAAGCCCGGCCATGACGATCGAGAGCGTGGGGACTTGGTGCCACATTCTCCTTCGTCACCCGCGGGCTTGACCCGCGGGTCCACGCTTGTCTTAAGCGCCCGGGCGTGATGCGCGACTTACAGGTCGTTGTTGGGGATGTATTTGACGATGACGATGGCCTGGCCGGCGCTCGCCGCGGTGCCGGTCTGGGCGAAGCTCGCCACCACCTGCTTGTCGGCGGCAAGCGGCCCGAGCGCGGCACCCGTCGGCGCCACGTTCTGGGTCAGCCCGGTCGTGCCCACGGCTTGAGCGCTGAGGATGTTGGTGGCGCTGTCGCCGACAGTGCCGACGCTCAGCGTGTTGGTGGTGCCGGCGTTGAAGGCGGCGACCACCTGCACGTCGGTGCCGATGAGGATAGCGCCGGCCGGCAGCCACTGCTTGGTGTTGCCGACGCTGACATTGGCGTCGTTGTAGTTGACGGTGAAGCGCAGGTAGTGGACGAGCTGCAGCGCATTCTTGCGCGCCGTCGAGCCCGGGGTTCCGGTGGTCATGGGGATGATCCTTGTGCTGGATGGGAAGAGCCACGTCATGGCCGGGCTTGTCCCGGCCATCCACGTCTTCCTTTGTAAAGCGCTGCTAAGTCGTGGATGCCCGGGACAAGCCCGGGCATGACGACAATCAACTAGCCGTTAGTGCGCGACCGCGTAGGTGGTGGCGACGATGGTCGAGAAGTCGAGTGAATTGAACACCGTCTTCTTCAGGCCCCAGATGGTCTGGGCCGAGACGCCGAGCTCGCGCTCGTAGTCGAACAGTTCCTCCACCCACTTGTAGTTCACGCCCTCGGCGAACTCCTTGCCGAAGGCGAGCGCGCCGGCCTGGGCGCCGCAGAACACTGCACGTCGGGTCGAGGTCTGCTGCACGCCGGCATTGCTGATGCCCATGGGAATGCGGTTGGAACGATGCAGGATCGTGCCGTTGTATTCCCCGAGGCTGCCGTTGTAGATCGGCGACTTCGAGCCCGCGCCGCCCGCGAGCGCCGCCTTCTGGATGTCGAGCCACTGCCCCGTGGAGGTTGAGGTGCGAAGATCCGTGATCTGGTAGTCGTGCAGGAACATGAGAAACTTGTTCTCGCCGTTCACCTTGATCGGCCGGATCATCGGGGTGGCCGTATAGGCGCGCTCGACACAGGCGTCGATCACGCCGAGGTTCATGGTCAGGTTGGTGGAGGAGTTGACAGCCGAGTCGTCGGTGTTGCCGGCCCCGCGGTAGATCCGGCTCGGCGCCACGATAGTGTTGTTGCCGGCATAGCGCATGTCGGTCACCAGCGTGTTGCCGGCGAGGTGGTTGAACATCGCGGTGTCGAAGCGGTTGGAGAACCAGTCCTTCAGCCCGCTCTTCGCCTCGTCGCGCAGGTTGAACGGCACGCGCTGGGCGTCGATGGTATTCTTGTTGCGCACCCGCACCGCATGGGCGAGCTCGTTGATGATCACCTTGTCGGAATAGGTGGTCAGGCTCTCTTCGTTGCCCTGCAGGGTCTGGCTC